CAACAGAGATACGATGGTGTGTTTGTTGTAACTGCCTACACCCCAGAAGGTAATGGCCCCGCCGCTGCTGATGCCTTAGCTAATACTATATTAGAGGCTTTTGAAGCAACTACTAAAATCTCCTACTCTGGGGATGAAACAATAATTGTATCTATTGACTACGCTGAAAGACAGCAAGGTTTCTTAGATGCGCCTTGGTACTACGTTCCGGTTAATATCGGATGGTACTGTTACAACAATTAGGAGAATACATTATGGCCTTCGCACAAGGTTCTCGTTCCAGTCTATCGTACGTTGTGGAGACCACATTTGGTACGACCCCCTCTACTGACTTCATAAACTTACCATTCAGTACACACTCTTTGAACTTAACTAAAGATCGTGTAGCTGGTACTGACATTCAAGCTGACCGTATGCCTAGACATGATCGTCATGGTAACCGTCAGGCTGCTGGTGACATTGTAGCTGACTTACGTGATGCTGACTACGATGCGTTCCTAGAGTCAGCTATGTTGTCCACTTGGTCAAGTAACGTCCTTAAGGTAGGTACCGCACCTAAGTTCTTCTCTATTGAGGACTATGCTGCTGATATCGACCAAGCACGTATGTTCACAGGTATGACAGTTTCTACTATGGGTATCTCTCTTGCCCCTAACCAGATGGTAACAGCTACCTACGGTATGGTTGGTAAGAATATGACGATTAGTGATGCACAGGAAACGCCCATAACTGCAAACTCAGGGTCTGCTCCATTCGATGCTTACTCAGGTACATTAGCTATCGGTAACGTCAATGGTACACCCTCCACATCAGCTATCGTAACTGGTATGGACTTTACTCTAACTAACTCATTCGCACCTACCTTCGTAATTGGTAGTGACACTGCGCCACAGTTGGAAGTTGGTCGTGCAGAAGTAGAGGGAACTCTATCAGCTTACTTTGAGGATGCAGCTTTAATCAACCGCTTCTTGAATGAAACTGAGACTGAGCTTGAGGTAACTGTGGGTGATGGTAGCAATACTATGAAATTCGCATTCCCACGGGCTAAGATCAACAGTGCAGACGTAGGTGTAGATGGCCCAACTAGCCGTGTTATATCTATGTCATTTGTAGCACTCTATAACACTACAGATGCAAGTAACTTAGTTATTACTCGCTCTGCATAGGTTCCCTAGCTAGGGTGGGGAGGCATTGGTGTCGGGTCTGATGCTTCCCCTTTAATTACTAACCCGACAACTTTTCACCCCGACAATAAGGAAACTCGACATGGACTTGAAGAATTTAACCCCGACCAGCGACACTGTAGATGTCACTATTGTACACCCTACTAACTTTGATGTCTTGACTAATGATGACGATACACCAATGGTTATCACTGTATATGCACCACACTCTAAAGAGTACAAGGCTGCTGTACATGAACAGACCAACAAACGTCTGAAGCAAGCACAGAATAAGAAGAAGGTAGAGATTACAGCAGAAGACCTAGAGGACGCTACTTTAGACTTACTTGCCAAAACTACTAAAGGCTGGAAGATTACTTATGGTGGTTCTAAACCTAAGTTCTCTATCGCTAAGGCCAAAGAGATTTACGCTGAAGTATTCTGGATAAGGGATCAGATTGAGGAAGCAGTAGCTAACTCTCTGGATTTTACGAAGGCCTGATTGAAGAACTGGTTGACTACGCAGAGCATGAGTTCTCTATAAGTAAACCAGACAAGTCAGGCACATCAGAACGTGAACACTTAGAACAAGTAGAAAGGCAGACTGGACACAGACCAAAAGCATTAGATGGCCCCGACTTCCCATTGCTTATGTCTCATGTTTGGTCTGCCTTTATTGTATTAAACGCAAGTAGAACGATGGGTTTCTCAGGCCCAAACCCGATAAGTTATCAAGAAATAAAAACATGGAAGGAGCTTACAGATACACCATTGTCTTCTTGGGAAATAGAAGCAATAAAACGTGTTGATGTAGTCTTTATGGGTACGATAAATGGCTGACATTTCTGATATTAACATTGGTATAAACGTAGAGACAGGTGATGTCTCTAGAGGGATACGGATGTTTGATAATATGAAGAAGAAAATTGCTCAGATGCAGTTGGAACTTCGTAAAGGAAATATCAGTAATAAGGCATACAATCGTGGCCTATCTCAAATGTATCAAGAGCTTGGTAAGGTGACAGGCAATACCAGACAGGCTCAGAGTGCTGTAATGAAGTACTCAAGGTCTATACAAGAGGCTACTAATGAACAGTTAAGATTTACTACTGCATCAGGCAAAGGCATGAGAAGGATGGAAGTCCTTGCACAACAAGCTGGTTATCAAGTTGGTGACCTTGCAGTGCAGATACAAGGTGGTACTAATGCTGCCGTAGCTTTAGGTCAACAAGGTTCTCAGCTACTAGGTTTCTTTGGTCCTGCTGGCGCCCTCGCTGGTGCTGGGCTGGCTATAACTACGGCATTCGTCGCCCCCTTTATGAAAGCTAATAAAGAAATAAAAGATGTAAACAAACAATTAGATGAGCTTGTTAGGCTAACAGATAGTGTAACTGTTGACTTTGATAAACTAGCCGATAAGTTTGGAGATTCAGCGCAAGCTGTTAAGGATCTAAGAGTGCAGTTATTAGGACTGCAAGCAGATTTAGCATCTAGCGCATTAAGTAAGGGTATAGAAGGATTAGCTAAGAAATTTGGGTCTACCTATCCTCAGACAATACTTAGGACATTACCAATGGCTACTCTTATAATGGGTAGTCCTGAGAGGACTATGAAGTCAATGGGCCTTGATCCAGAGCTTCTGGGAATAGGATTCCTAGATGAGTTTTCTAAAGCTATTTCCGCTGGTGATCCAGAGTTAGCTACAATATTATTTGAGAATATAATTGACGCAATAGACTCTTCTGAAACTGGTATGCAGGGTCTTAGTGCTGAAGGTAAAGCACTTGTTCTACAACTACAAAATATGCTAGAGACTGCCATTGAAATAGATCATCAGTTTACTAAGCTGACCCTTGGTGATACACAGAGAGAATTAGACGACTTTAATCGTGGGATGTTCTTACTACAGGCTTTAGCACAAGCTAATGCTACCGCCGCTGCTGACAAGGCAAAGAAAGATCAGCAGTATCACGACCAGTTTATGGGCCAGAATGCAGCGGCAATGGCAGCGGTAAAAGCAACTTCTAAAGAGGCAGCAGAATTTGCTAAGAGACAGTTTGACGAAGCATTTAAAACCAGAACCTTAGAGTATAACTTAAGATTCTCAGGTGAAGCCACTGTTATGGGACAATCAGTTACCGCTAGTGGTAAGAAGATGAAGCCAAAACAATCTTACGAGGAACTAATTGCTCTAGGTATGAGTCCAGAACAAATAGAAAACCTCTTTGGGATGAAAGCTCCTAAAGGTAAGAGAGGCCCTAAAGCCCCTAAAGATGCCCTAGTGTCCCTTATGGAAGACCTTGAACTCCAGAGAGAACTTTTAGGTGTCGAACAAGACAGAGCTAGTGTACTTCAAGCATTGGGTGAAAACAGAAGTAAGTACACACAAGATCAAATACAACAAGCTGTCAATGCTACAAACGCAATAAGACTACAAACAGAAGAACTAGAAAAACAAGAACGTGTAGCTGACACAATAAGTCAATCTTTTGGTGACGCCTTCATGTCTATTGTAGACGGAACTATGTCAGCTAAAGATGCCTTTAGATCTATGGCTGCTGACATTATAAGAGAGCTTTATAGAATCCTTGTTGTTGAAACTATGGTGCAGTCAATCAAGAGATCTATATTTCCCTTCGCTGATGGTGGTGTTATACAAGGTGGTAAGCAAGTACAAGCGTATGCTAATGGTGGTGTAGTAGGAGGCCCAACATATTTTCCTATGGCTGGTGGTAAAACCGGTCTTATGGGTGAAGCTGGCCCAGAAGCTATTATGCCTCTTAAGAGAGGTAAAGGTGGTAAGTTAGGTGTAGAGGCAAGCGGAGACACTGGTGCTGTAAACATCGTACAGAACTTTAGCTTTGCAGCTAATGGTGATGAAAGTGTCAAGAAGATAATTGCAGAAGCTGCACCTAAGATTGCTAATATGACACAACAACAAATCATGGATGCTCGTCGTAGAGGCGGTCAGATGAGAAGCACGTTTGGATAATACATGGCTATAAGTTACCCCCTTAATACACCAACTACTATTGGCATAGAGAGTATTGAGTTACGGGCTAGAAATGCTGTAGCTGTCTCTCAATCACCTTTTACCTATAAGCAACAAGTAATAGCTCACCAAGGTCAATCGTGGGAAGCTAGTGTTAGTATTCCCTCGGTGCGTAGGGATCTAGCTGCTGAATGGAAAGCTATGTTGTTAGCTCTTAAGGGGCCTGTAGGGACATTTCTACTAGGTGACCCTGACTATGCTACGCCTAGAGGTACAGTAAGTGGTACGCCTACTCTGACAGGAGATGCGGGTAAAGATACAGTACAAATCACTCTTACAGGAACTCTATTAGCGGGTGATTACATTCAGCTAGGCACAGGTTCTGCTGCTAGGTTGCACCAAGTACTAGTCGATAGAGCGGCTGGTACAGACGTTGACTTAGAGATCTGGCCTAAACTGAGAAGTACATACTCAGGTGAAACTATAATCTACAGTAATCCTAAAGGCATCTTTAGATTAGCTCAAAGTGTAACATCTTGGTCTATAGACAATGCTAGTTTCTACGGTATATCCTTTGATGCTATAGAGGCACAACAGTAATGACACGCACTCTACCCACATCAGTAATAGACACCTTAGATGATAATGTAGTCTATCCCTTTTTTGCCATAGAATTAAATTTTGATGGTGCTGATGTATTACGTCTGTGGACAGGTATAGGTACTCTTAACGTACAAGGAGTAGATTGGACAGGTGCTGGAACCCTTCTTAATGTTTCCTCTATCGAAGAAACTACAGAGATAGCCGCTAAAGGTGCTACACTATCCCTTACAGGTATCCCTTCAGAAGTTGTATCATTAGCTCTCAGAACTCCATATCAAGGTAGAACCTGTAAAATATACTTTGGTTTATTTAAGGCTTCAAAGATAATAAAAGAAGATTCCTCTTTCTTGTTGCTAGAAGATGGTTCCAAGATATACTTAGAAGACCTTAACGCTGGTTTCACTGAGATATTCTCAGGTTACATGGATCAGATGGACATAGAAGAGTTACCTGAGACAAGTACAATACATTTAAAGGTAGAAAATAAGCTAGTTGACTTGGAAAGAGCTAGAGTAGCTAGGTACAGCAGTAGCTATCAGAAATCTATATACCCCACTGACTTTGGGTTAGATCTTGTAGAAAGCATACAGGATAAAGAAATTGTGTGGGGAAGAGGCAGCTTCAAACCTAGTGACGCAACTCTTAATGCAATAGCTCGCAACTTCTAGATTGTAATGGTACAATATAAACAAGAGTTCTTAAGCTCAGTTAAAGACGATATACATTACCTGTTGCAGTTAGACTGGCAAGAGATAGAACACAATAAGACTAGCTTCCCGTTAGACCCTGACTGGGACATGTACCATAAGCTAGAAGAGCTAAACATACTTCGCATATTTACTTGCAGAGATGAAGATAAATTAGTCGGTTATTTTGTATCTCATATTATCCCTAATATACACTCAAAGGGAAACATAATAGCTGTAGCTGAGATAATCTACGTCTTAGAAGAATACAGGTCTGGTATGATAGGTTACAAGTTATTTAAGTTTGCTGAGAAGTGTATCAAAGAAGATGGTGTTAAAATACTTCATGTCACCACAACAGAAAAGAACCCTATAGACCCCATGATGAAGCGTTTAGGTTACTCAAAAGTAGAAACCAAGTTTGAGAAGGTTTTAAGCTAATGGCTGTTGCTACTACTATTTATGTTACAGCGGCTGTATATGCAAACGCTGGTTTTATGGCGGCTGCTACTTACTTTGCATCTACTTGGACTGGCTACTTCTTATTAACAGCAGCTACAAGTATGGCTATAAATGCCCTTACCCCTAAACCCGCCATAGGAACTGGTGCAAACAGAGGCTATCAAGTTACAGCAAGGGGTACAGCTTTAGCTCATCAAGTTATCTACGGTAAAACACAGACGGGTGGGGCAGAGGTTTATATAAGTACATCTGATTCTGTAGATCCCCTTGGAAGTGTGCCAAATAAGTACTTACATAAAGTTATTGCTTTTGCTGGGCATGAGATTGAAGAGTTTGAACAGATTTATATTAACGATGAGTTGTTTGATTCTAATAGTCGTTATCATGGTAAAGTCTATATAGCTGAAAGGTTAGGAACGTCTGGTCAAGCTGCCGTCACTTCTTCAGAAGTCAACAATATAACTTTACCTACAGAGTGGGATGCCACACGTAAACTATCAGGTATAGCTTATCTCTACGTTGTCATGGAGTATGATGCGGATATATTCCCCAATGGTGTTCCTGAGATTAAAGCTGTAATTAAAGGTAAAAAGGTATACGACCCTCGTACAAGTTCTACAGCTTGGTCTGACAACCCAGCCTTATGTATCAGAGATTACCTCACCTCAAGCTACGGTCTTGCTGAAGAAACAGTTAACGTAGATGATACCTATGTTTCTACAGCAGCTAATGTTTGTGAGTACTTCAATTATCCAGACTTAACAGGGGGTCCAAGGTTTTCTCTTAATGGGGCTTTTGTAACATCTATAACACCCGCTGATATTTTAAACGACCTTCTTACTTCAATGGGTGGTATGGTTTGGTATGCTCAGGGTAAGTGGAGGATGAAGCCAGCTTATTACACATCTCCCGTATTAGATATAAATGAAGATGACTTTAGATCTGCTGTCAATGTTTCAACTAGGCATTCAAGAAGAGATAACTTCAATATTGTAAAAGGTACTTGGAAAGGGCCAGATAGCTTTTATCAAGTAACTGATTATCCTCAAATACCTGACGCTAATGATACTAACGCTTTTGTTGTTGCAGATAATGGACAAGAAAGTGTAGTAGACTTAAATCTTGCATTTACAGATAACGTAACTCAAGCTAGGCGTATAGCTCGTATCTTACTTGAACGAAACCGTCAACAACTTACGATAGAAGCATCCTTTGGTTTAAGAACCTTTCAAGTACAGGTTGGAGATATTGTAAGAGTAACCAACACTAGATTTGGTTGGACTAATAAAGAGTTTGAAGTTGTCAAGTGGACATTTGGCCTACAAGAGGGAAATGATCTTCAGACACAGATGACCTTAAGAGAGATAAGTGAGTCTGTCTTTGATGATGTAGACGATGCTGTTGTTTATGAAACCGATAACACAACTCTGCTATCACCTTTTGATGTACCACCTGTAGCTGTAGACCTCACTCAAGAATACAGAGTTATCAATGAGCATGTAACTAATGTTCTTGTAGTTAATGTTACATCTACATCAGCAACCAGAGTAGACTATGTTGAGGTAGAGTTTAAGAAGTCTACAGACTCAACTTACAGTGTCTTAGGCACAGGTGACTTAGGTAGATTTGAGATCTTAGACATTGAGACACCTCTAGCTGGTGCAGCAGGTACAATAGTCTACGATGTTAGGGCTAGAGCTATCAATGCCTTTGGTGTTAAAGGTGAATTTACAGACGCACAGAAGACTGTAGAAGCTGATACTACTGGCCCATCTGCCCCATCTACCTTTGAGAAGCAGTTATCTGGTGGTACTCTATTCTTTGCTTGGACTGCCTCAACTGACTTTGATCTGTCGTACTATAGACTGTGGCATAGCTCATCAACTACAGCTACATTCACAGGTGGTTCACCCCAAGTCATAATCAATAAAATAGCTAGACCAGCGACATCAGTAGCCTACCCAGCTATCTCAGGAACATTCTTTATTGAACCTTATGACAAGTCAGGTAACGAAGGTACTGTAGCCTCTCTTGTTGTTTTACCATCTGAACTACCTCAACTAGGTCAAAGTTTAACTGACACTGAGAACCCAAGTTTCGCTGGTAGTAAGACTAATGTAGCTATAGCTACAGGCCCAGACCCTGATGAATTAAGACTATCTAGCTTTGCTACTGCACCCTCTACAGGTACATACGAGTTTACAGGTTACTTAGACACGGGATCAACTAGAACTGCAAGGGTATCAACTAACTTAACCTCCACTAGGCACCATGCTAATGCTTCTGGTGGATTAGTGAATTGGGATGACATCCCTAACAACTGGGATACTTGGCCTAACAACTGGGACGATTGGTCAGATGAAGACCAGCCCTATGGTGACTTCAGTGTAGCCATTTATGTAGCTGCAACTAATGATGACCCTGCTGGCTCTCCTACATGGGGATCTTGGGTTGTAGCTGCTGGTGAACTCACAGGCAGGGCATTTAAATTCAAAGCTGAACTCGGCAGTACCAGCAATAACGTATCTCCAAGCATAAGCGTCTTGGAAGGAATAGTGGAATATTAATATGGCACAACATGACTATAACATAGCTAACCAAACAGCAGCTAATGCTAGGACCGACATAAACAACGTCCTATCAGCTATAGCTACAAACAACTCAGGGACTGCTGCACCTAGCACTACCTTCGCTAACCAATGGTGGTATGACACTGATGCTTTTATCTTGTACATAAGAGCAAATGGTAATGATGCTTGGATACCTGTAGCTTACCTAGATCAGACAAATGATAAGTTTCGTATCCTACAGGACACTCAGGTAGTAAATACCTCTGGCACATTTAGTGGCATATTGGGAGGTCAGGCTACAGGTACATGGGAAACTGGAACAGGTGGTGTTGAAAGTCTTGTGTCACCAGCAAAGTTAAAGGCAGCGGCTGACAAATCTGTTGAGAGTAAACTTAATGTTTCAGGCTCTGCCCCTATCTATGGTGTTCGTGCTTGGGTTAATTTTAATGGTGAAGGTTCAACTGGAGCAAACCAAACCTTGAGAGCAAGCGGTAATATTGCATCAGTGTATAAAAACACCAAAGGCAATTACACAGTCACTTTTTCTACAGCTATGCCAGATGCAAATTATGCAGTGCTATACGGTGCCGGTTTTTCAACTGGCGTGAGTTCTGACAACGGCACAACGATAGATGTTTATGATCAAACTACTGGAAGTTTTAAGGCAAACATCACCGATCCAACAGGTAACGGAAGGGTTAATGTCCCTAGATGTTATATCACAATAGTAAGGTAAGGGAAACACATGGCTGACCAAAAGATCTCAGAATTAACAGCCCTTACTTGGGCTAACGTAGCTGACGATGATGCAATAGCTATTGTAGATACATCAGCAACAGAAACTAAGAAGATAGTCTTCAGTGAACTTAAGAATGCCCTAGATACAGCAACTGGCTTTGTCAGGATCACTGGCGATACCATGACGGGTGCGCTTACGACTACTGGGCTGACTAGCAGCGGTAACTTGCTGGTGAATGTTACTTCTGCACAGGATTTTACAAGTACAACTACAAATGGTCATACTCTTTACGGGGGTTCTGTAAACGCTGCGCTTCACAGTCGCAATGATGCTAACGCACTTGCGGTTCAACGTACTGGAACAGACGGGTCGCTTGTTAATTTCTTCAAGGCAACGGCAGAAGTGGGGAGTATTGGGACTACTGGTGGTGACACAATTACAATAGGTTCTGGCGACACTGGTTTGTTAATGAACCAGACTAATGATGAGATTATTCCTTGGAATACTTCAACCAATGCTGCTCGTGATGGATTTATTGATTTAGGTGACGCTTCACATCACTTCAAAGACCTCTACCTGTCTGGCGGTATCCAGTTCGACAGTCGGTCTAATAAGCTGGATGACTATGAGGAGGGGACTTGGACGCCAGCCGTTTCCAATATGACAGTGACTGGAACATTAACCACCGCTGGGAGATACACAAAGGTTGGCAGAATGGTGAGCCTTATGGGGTGGATCAGCGCAACAACATCTATTGCACATAGCGCATCTGCTCTTATTTCTGGGTTTCCGTTTGCAGGAGCGACTGTTACGGGAGAAAACCAATCTAGATCTGCTGGTGTAATAGTTGCTGGTGCTAATGCAGACTTACCTTCATCAAACCATAGCGCTGCTTGTTTTGTAGATAGCCCAAATTCACGGGCCTTTCTTGGCAACTTTACAACAACGGCTGCTAATGAATACATTTATATTAACGCTGTATATTACACAGCATAACCCATTGCATAGCCTTGGGTCGGACAGTCCAAGCCATAAAGGAGATAAACGATGGCACTAGAGAAAACACTTAGGAACGACAAGATTGAGGTAATAAGCCAAGGCGATTGGTCTTGTGTCCAAGTTCGCACCGCAACAATCGTTTCAGAAGATGGTGTAGAGTTAAGTAGGTCATATCATCGTCATGTGGTTACGCCTAACGCTGACCTATCAGCCGAGGATGCAGACGTATCTGCAATCTGCACAACCGTATTTACACAAGCGGTCAAGGATGCCTATGCCGCACACTTAGCAGCACAGGAGAATACCTAATGGCATACAAACTAGGAACACGTAGCTTACAGAACTTGTCAGGCGTTCACCCTGATATGCAAGCTGTAGTTAAGAAGGCAATAGAGATTACTGAGGTAGACTTCACAGTTATTGAAGGTATACGTCATATTGATCGTCAAAGACAGTTACTCAAAGAGGGTAAGTCAACTACACTTAACTCAAGACACATCACAGGCCATGCTGTAGACATGGTTCCTTGGCCTGTAGATTGGGAAGACTTAGATAGGTTTGAAACTATGGCTGAAGCTATGAAGGATGCAGCAGAAGAGCTTGACATTTCCATCGTATGGGGTGGTGACTGGAAGAGCTTCTATGATGCCCCTCACTTTGAACTTGATCGTAAAGTCTACCCAGCATGAGTAGAGAAGAAGATAATTGGCACCTCTCTAGGAGTGT